TACCTGACTGGTAAGACGCGGGAGCCCTAGGAGAATATATGCCTGCGTCAGTCACATTTACCAGTCTGCAATCGGATATCCGTAACTATCTGGAGCGGGGCGGCTCCACGGACCCTATTGTCTTTGAACAGATTCCGAGACTCATTACGTTGGCTGAGCGGCGTATTGCCCGTGAGCTGAAGATTCAAGGCTTTCTGGCGGTGGTCAATACCACGATGCAGTCAGGGGTAGCGGTGTATCCCAAGCCCGATCGGTGGCGCGACACCGTAAGTGTCAACATTGGCACGGGAACGAATAACAACACCCGCAAGCAGATTTATGCACGCTCGTATGAATATATTCGCGAATACTGGCCGGATGAAACCCAAGAGGCCACGCCAGAGTTCTATGCGGATTACAACTACAGCAACTGGGTATTTGCCCCGACGCCGGAGGCAGATTACCCCATGGAGGTGCTGTATTACGAATTGCCGCCGCTTCTCGATGAGGCAACGCAAACGAACTGGTTGACGGAATACGCGCCGAACTTGCTGCTCTATGCGTCCTTGGTCGAGGCCACGCCTTTTGTGAAAGACGACCAGCGGGTACAGTTGTGGCAAACGTACTATGACCGTGCGCTGGCGGCATTGAATGGGGAAGATTTGCAGAAGATTGTAGACCGGTCGGTAATCCGCCGGGAGGCATAAGACATGACGGTGTACACACAAGTATTTGGCGGAGCCAACATTTATCCAAGCGAGCTGTCCTACAGGGCGGTATCGCTCACCATTAGCACGGTATTGGAGTGGCCGTTAGAGACCTCGCCGTCTAATGATGTAGTCGCTCGCATCATGGATGTGAATGCCACCAGCGCGGGCCTGACCATCACGATGCCCGATGCCACGGAAGCCAGCACGGGTGAAACGGTTCTTTTTAACAATGTTGGCAGCAATACTTTCACGGTGCTTGATAGCACAGGCGGAACAATTTGCGCTCCTCAATCGGGAACGACGTTTCAGATTTACCTCACCAACAACAGTACGGCAGCGGGCACTTGGCGAGCGTTCCAATACGGGGCATCGGTTTCTTCAACGAATGCGGCTGCTCTAGCGGGCCTTGGCATTAAGGCCATTGCGACCACGCTCAATCAATCCGCTCCGGTCTCTAGCTTCAACAGCAACTACACTGCCAATACGTCTGACCGTGCTACGGTATATGTGTGGACGGGTGGCGCGGGAACGCTATCGCTTACGGCTGCGGCGACGGTGGGTAATGATTGGTTTGTGATGGTGCGCAATGGAGGCACCGGAAACCTGACCGTGGACCCTGCCGGGTCTGAAACCATCAATGATGAGTCAACGCTCACTATGGCACCGGGTGATAGTGCCATCATTGTCTGTAACGGCACCGAGTTCTACACCATCGGCTTTGGGCAAGAGGCGGTGTATGCCTTCTCGTATATCTCCATTGATATTGCGGGTAGCGGCGATTACACGCTGAGTTCGGTCGAGCAAAACAAAACGGTCTACAACTTTACCGGCACCTTGACGGGCGATAGGGACATCATTGTCCCCAGCACCGTGCAGCAGTATTGGGTCGATAACGCGACCAGCGGCTCATTTACTCTAGGCGTTCGCACTTCTAGCCAAGGCACTCCTGGTATTACGGTTGCTCAAGGCGCACGAGCCATTCTGTATTGCGATGGCACCAATGTGGTAGATGCGGATACCTCAACGATTTCGCTGCCTTTAACGGTTTCTCAAGGAGGCACAGGAGCTACTACGGCATCGGCAGCGCGTGTGAACTTAGGCGGCACCTCAGTGGGTGTGGCGGTATTTACAGCGGTGAGCGAATCGGCTGCACAGATTGCCTTGGGTTTAGACCCCATTGAGGGTGGGACGTACTAATGGCTTTGACGCCGATTGTTTTACGTTCAGAACCTGGTATCAAACGCGACGGTACCAAGTTTGAAGGTAACAATTATGTAGACGGGCAGTGGTGCCGGTTTCAGCGTGGGCTACCGCGCAAGATGGGAGGCTATCGTGTTATTCAGCGCAGCCTACAGAACATTGCACGCGGCATGCATACGCATAGCCATAACAATGCGACCTATGTGCATGTGGGCACTAAAGACGGCGTTTATCGTTTTACTGTTAATCCCAATGGTACTGCTAGTGTTATTGCTGATCGGGGTCCGGCTGGCTATCTCAGCAATGATAACGCGCTGTGGCAATTTGATGCAGCGTACTGCACGGTCTGCGACGATGTGATGATTCTGGCGCATGTGGCGTCGAATCTGAATGATCTGACCAACGACAGCAACGGAGCCCTCTATTACGGTTTCGACAACGGCACCGACATTTTGCAGTTGATTCCCGAGGTCACGGTATCAGGCGGCATTGTGGCGTTAGAACCCTATGTCTTTGCGTATGGGACCGATGGCTTTGTGCAGTGGAGCCGACCTGGGTTTGTGTCCGATTGGACCGGCACTGGCTCCGGCAACGCACGGGTTACGGATCAAAAGATTGTCAAAGGGTTGCCTTTGAGAGCCGGTGCAGGCAATGCCCCTGCGGGACTTTTTTGGTCCATCAACGCAGTCATTCGAGCAACGTTTACTGGCGGCTCAACCGTCTTTCAGTTTGACACCATTTCATCGCAATCATCGATTCTCTCGTCACAAAGCGTTATTGAGTATGACGGCATCTACTTTTGGTGTGGCGTTGACCGATTCTTGATGTTCAATGGCGTGGTGCGTGAAGTCCCCAATTCGTTGAACTTGAATTGGTTCTTTGACAATTTGAATTACGCCGCCCGCGAAAAAGTCTTTGCGGTAAAAGTTCCGCGCTGGGGTGAGATTTGGTGGTGTTACCCGCGTGGTGGTGCAACCGAGTGTACGCATGCCGTTATTTACAACGTGCGTGAAAACACTTGGTATGACACTGAGCTGCCTAACGGTGGCCGGTCGATTGGCGAATATGCGCAGGTCTTTAACTATCCCATTATGATGGGCGTTGAAGATACGAGCGATACCGATTTCCGTATTACGGAAGCAGGCGATCGGCGCATTACCCAAGAAGATGACAATCGCATCATCAATGACGGCAACGGCTATCTCGTCTGGCAGCACGAATTTGGCAGCGACCAAATAGATGGGACTTCTGTGCAACCCATTCGCTCATGGTTTGAGACGGCGGACATCTCTTTAATCGCTGCCGAGAATCCGCAGAACATGGCATTGCGGGTGGAATATTTGGAACCCGACTTCGTGCAATCCGGAGACATGACCGTTCAAGTGACGGGCCGCGCTAATGCCAAAGCTAATGATGTAATCAGTGACTCACGCGTTATCAAGGAAACTCCCAGCACCCAGCAAGAACAGTTGGTTTACTTCCGTGAGATTCGTCGTGAGATGCGTTTCCGATTTGAAAGTAATGCGGTGGGTGGGAACTATCAGATGGGTCAAGTGATTGCGCATATTGAACCGGCAACAGGAACGGTGTTGGGATGAATACACTGATTGACCCGCGCACGGTGGATTTGAGACTTTGGGCAGACTCTGTGGTCTTTGACTTGGAGCAGTTTGGCCCGATTGGACGATTGGAGAACGAGGCTGAATGGCAAGATTGGGGCGCAGGGTTGATTGGTATCAATGGCATCTCCCAGCGTAATCCGCCGTCGCCTTATCAGTACGATGATTGGAAAGAATGGGCAATCCGTTTCTACCAAATGTTTGATTAGGTGAGCTATGGCACTTTCATTAGAAGGCATTCAAAACATGTTGCGGCAACAGGGATTACAAAGCTCTGAACCGGAGCCTTCTTTTTATACTTACGGGGCGATTCCCTCGTCCGAGGTGCCTGATCTTCCGGTTGTAACGCCTCTGCAAGGTTTTGCTAAAGGTGGTCGAGTCGTTCCTCCTGAAGGATATCCACCAGGCACCGTAGGCAGCACTTATGTTCCAGGGGCGACGTTGCCTGAAGGCGTGGACCCGATGGCTCCTTTGGAAATTGGTGAAGGCGCATTGAATGCGTTCTTGCAAATGCAACAAGCGCAACAGGGACAACTTGAGCCCAATCCTTTCCTCTATGGATTTGCCGGCACCTTGGGCGCAATCAGTGGAGCGCCAGGACTGCCTAGTCCCGCAGCGGCAACAACTCGTTCACGCGATGTCACAGCTCCTCAGCAAGCTGAGCAAGAAGCCATTTCGGGTCTCAGCCCTGAGCAAGTTGAAGCCATTGGCCAAGCCATCACAGCACAGCAAGAACGCGCAGCCGCAGCGGCTCCGTTGGTCAGCGAAGAAGAAGCCCTTGCAGCATCTGGCTTGAGTCAAGCTCAAATTGATCAGGCGATGCAATCGCTTAATCCGCCAGAGCGACAAGAGTATTTACAGCGCATTAGTGAGCTTTCCAAAGCAGGTGATTTTGAAGGCGCATTCAAACTTGCTAAAGAAGCGGACAAAGTATTGGGCTTTGGTGAAGTGGGTGAGTTTGATCCGCAGTTATCGCTCTTCGATAATTTGGTCAATCCTGACAAGATGCGTATGTTGCGTGGCCCCATGTCTGCGGCAGAAATTGAAGCCTATTACAAAGCGCTGCCCAAAGATGAGTTGGCCAAGCGATACGGTGGCGATCGAGCGTATGTAGATACCGAAGGCGCGTTAGCAGAAAACCTTGAGAAGCTCAGCGGCGCTGCGGGCTACGTCAATCCGTTCTTGGGCCTGAAGCAAAAAGAAAGCACGCTGGGAAAAGTGATTGATGCTGTGGTTGAAGCGGCTCCTTATGTCTTTGCAGCAACCGTGGGCGCTGGCGTTCTAGGAGACTTGGCCGCAGCAGGTGGCACAGCAGCAGGCGGCGGAACAGCGGCAGGTGGCGGAGCAGCAGCGGGAGGAACTACGGCGGCAGGTGGGGCGGCTGCAACAGGTGGCGGTGGCTTAGCGGCCGCTGCTCCAGGATTGCAAACATTTGTTGTCCCTGCAACTAGCGGAGCGGGTGCCGGCACTACATTGGCAGCAACAGGAGCTTTAGGAGCCGGAGTTGGTGCAGCAACAGGAGGCGGCGGAGGAACCGCTGCCACGCAGCCCACAACGCCTAGCACGCAGCCCCCAGCAGATTTAGAAGAAGTAGTTGTTCAAGCCTTGCGCAAAGCGCCGCCGCCTGATTTGGCAACGGGCCTAGCCAGCGTGGGAGCCGGTCAAGGCACTCAAGACATTCTTAGCGAACGCGACATTGCCGAGCTTCAAGAAGCCGAGCAAAGAATGATGGAAGATCAAGTGCCTCCGGAAGAGCCTATTGAAACTTTCCGCATTCCTGGCACTTTGCCAAGACTTGATATTGCGGAAGTCATTCCAGGATTGGCAACTCAGCTTGCTTTAGCGGGATATCGTGCGCCTCTTATAGAGGGTCAAGGACTGCCTCCCCCTGAAACGCTGGACGCAATGGAAGAGGTCATCGTTCGCGGTCAGCCTCCCGTAAATCGAATTGATTTAACTGACATTGGCCTCGGCGGCCTAACCGCCGCTCAAATTGCACAAGGCTTTACTCAGCCCAATGTGGACCCCACGACCGGTGAGTTGCGTGAGCCTTTGGAAAGTCAGCAAGAGCTGGACAAGATCCAAGAAGCATTGGCATCGGGCACGCCCGTTCCTGGCGCTGAGTCCATGTGGGACAAAATTTCCAGCGCAGTAGACAGATTATCTACACTTCAAAAGCTGGCCGCGTTGGCTGGTGCATTTGGCGCAGGCAAAGCCACTGCCCCCAAGGGAACCGGTATTGGCGTAGGGGCCCCCACAGGTGGTGCATTACCCAAGTACGAGTTTGGTCGCGTACAGACGCGTCCGGACATTGACTACTTTACCTATGGCACGCGGCCTGAAGTGATGTTCTTTGAAGACACGATGTCCAAGGCAGCGCCGGTCACAGAAGGTCCCGTCACGGGACAAGCGCCACCGGATGAAAGTGGTCCTTTTGCTAAAGGCGGTTTAGCGATGGGCGGACGATACTATGAGGGCGAAGGCTCTGGCCGAGATGACAAGATTCCTGCGTTGCTCAGCGATGGGGAGTACGTCATTGACGCAGAGACTTTGGCATTATTAGGGGACGGGTCACCGAAAGAGGGTGCCCGACGAATGGATGAATTCCGTGCTAAGATTCGCAAGCATAAGGGTAGCGCCCTCTCGCGTGGCCGGATTAGTCCCAACGCAAAGTCGCCTGACAAGTATATGGGCGGAGGGCTGGCATAATGTCTGTATCTGATTTTCTGTTTGAGGGCCAAGCGCCCACCCCAGTCACCCTGACAGGGCAAACATCGGTTCAACTGCCTGAGTGGTATACACAGTACACCACGGACATGCTGGGCCGTGCGCAGGCCGTTGCCAGTCAGCCCTATCAGGCTTATCCAGGACCGCGCATTGCACCCTTTACCCCCACTGAGCGTGCGGGCATGGCGGAAACGCAGCAAGCGGCTACGGCATACAAGCCCTTTGTGTCTACAGCGGGGGAGTTGTTTGGTCGTGCAGGGGGCATGAGCGGGGCTCAGACGGCGCAGCCCTTTATCTCTGAGGCAGCGGACATTACCCGCATGGCAGCGGGCACCTCAGCATTACCCCTAGCGCAACAATATTACGGTGCAGGCATTCAAGCCGGTGGACTTCAGGCCGCGCAGCCTTTCATTTCTGGCGCTGCTCAATTGTCCGCAGCCGGTGCTGCAACCCCAGGATTGGGACGCGCTGCTGAAACGGTCACTCAAGCGGGTGCGGGGTCTGCGATTCCCTTGGCTCAGCGATACATTGAATCGGGCTTAGGCACCTCTCCCATTTCTGCCGCGCAGCCTTATTTGGCAGGGGCAGCGGCTACTTTCCCGCAGGCGGCTGAAAGCTACATGAGTCCCTACACCGAACAGGTAGTGGGGCGTATTGCGGACTTGGGCGCACGGCAATTGCGTGAGAAGTTCTTGCCGGAGATTGGTGAAGAGTTTACCCGCGCTGGCCAATTTGGCGGTTCACGCATGGGTGAATTTGCTGCACGTGCTGCACGAGATGTGCAAGAGGCCGTGTTGGCAGAACAAGCTAAAGCGCTGGAGAGCGGGTACAAAACGGCTGCGGATATCTTTGGGGCCGATGTGGCGCGTCAAGCTCAGTTGGCCGGCACCGCAGGGGAAATTGCAGGTGCACAACAGCGGGCCATGTTGACGGCAGGTGCTCAGTTGGGCGAGTTGTCTCAAGCCGACCTCAATCGGTTGCTCCAGAGCGGTGTGCAGCTATCGGACATTGCCCGCACCACGGGTCAGCTTACGGCAGAAGATGCCTCTCGCTTGGCACAGTTGGCAGGCACCACGGGCACCTTGGGCACCGCGCAGCAACAGGCGCTACTCGATGTGGGCACTCGCTTGGGAGCGATTCAACAAGCGGATCTTGCACGCGCCATGACCGGTGCCGGACAGTTGGGCGAGCTGGGTCTAGGGGCAGCGGGACTCACCGAGCGCGATCGCGCAGCTTTGATGGACTTGGCCGGTCGTTATGGCGAACTCGGCAGCGAAGCACAACGCATGGGTCTCGCTGGTGCACAAGCCATTACCGGTGTCGGCGCGCAAGAGCGTGCTATGCAGCAAGCGAATCTGGAACTTGCTTATAAAGACTTCTTGGAGCAACGCGGATATCCGGCAGAGCAAACGCAGTTCTTGTCGAAGATGCTTTCGGGCGTTACCTTGCCGCAGGTCACGGTCACGCAGGAGCAGACGCTGCCAAGAGATTTTGAATATGGCCCCACTCCATTTGGAGCAGGGCTTGAAGGCATAAAAGACCTTATTGAAGGCGGCAGAGATTTAAGAGATATCTTCAGAGACCTCTTTGGCGACGGCTAGGTGAATCACCATGAATGATGAAGAAGAGTTGGAAACCGGTCTTGACGTTCTGCGTGAAACCGTGGGCGATATGGCCGAAGAGGACGATGAGTCTGAAGGTGGCCCGCTGACCGCTGCCGTAGAACAATCATTGGCTGGCGCAACTCCGACAAGAGTCGAGCGTCCGGTTCGTGAGATGTTGATGCGTGAGCTTGAAGAGGCTCGCAATCGTTTAGTTGCTAAGCCGGCAGCTCCCTCGTCGCCTTTGGATCGACTCATTGAGCGCTTTGGTGGCCCCACTGGAAAGAGTGGGAACTTGATGGTGGCTCGCAGGGAGCGTGCGGCTGAGCAAGCCAAGAAAGATGAAGAGCGTAGGGCTGATTTGTTGGCGCTATTATCCAAGCAAGAGCAATTGGAAAGCGCGGATATTAATGAGCAGCGAAGAATTGACGCGGCACGGGCTAAGGCTATGCAAGGGCCTCAAGATACGGCGTACATGCGTAATTTAAAATATCGCGCAGATCTACTTGGAATTACTACTGAAGAACTTTTAAGAAGAGAGCAAGACCCTTCAGGTCTTAACCTGAAGCCTTCGGAAATTAGGTCTATTCGATTGGAAGTTGCGTCTACGCTTAACGGACCAAAAGAAAGATTGAATCTAATCAATGAAGGATTAAACAATTTAAGACTAGCAGCTCAAGGTAACCCGCAGGCCGAAGCTCAGCTTAACCGGTCTCTTGCCTCTATATCTGGTGACAAGCAACTTAGCCTTGCTGAAGTTGAAACTGTTGTCGGAGCAGGGTCTTTTGCTCAACGCGTAACCAATGCCATTTCTAAATTCTTCACCGGTGGTGCGGGCGATTTGACTAATGAGCAAAAGAAAGAACTTCTTGAGACTTATGAGGCTTATCACGCAAAACGATATAACGACTCAAGAAATCGGTTAAAAAACATTTACTCAAGCGCGGGATTGACCAACTTGCCTGAAGATATGTTTGATTCGCCGTATATCAGTTCTGCGGAAAGAAGAAAGAAAAAACAAGAAGAAGATGCTAAGGCTAAAGAAAATGAGTCTACAGAAAGCTCTGGAAGTATCACCTTGAGCGGCGGTAAAACGGTTCGCCCGATTGGACAATAGGGGAATTAAATGGCTACGCCCTATGTTTACGATGTTAATGGCAAAAAGTTTACCTCTGATGAGCCTTTAACGCCGGATGAATTGGAAGAGTTAAAATCTAAAGTTGGAGGGGTTTCTTTGCCTCCCGCTGCTTCTGCTCCTGCTCCTGCTCCAGCTCCTGCTCCAAAGGCAGCGGAACCTTATGTTTACAACATAGGCGGAAAAGACTTTGTTTCTGATGAACCCCTTTCCCCAGAAGAGCTAGAAGAGCTTAAAGTTAAAGCTACTCAAGTTGCCAAACCTTCTGAAGAAGCTCCCCCTGCTTCAGGCGAAGCTCAAGAACCGGCTGGATTTTTTGAATATCTTGCTAATGCTGCTAGGCGAGGTATCACCGGCACAACCTCTTTAGCTGGGGCTGCTTACGAGACCGCTGCCGAAATGAATCGTAAGCTGGAAGAAATGGCTGAGCGTGCTCGTCGTGAAAAAATGACGATGGAAGAACGCATTCAGATGTTTCGTGAAAGCGACTATTACCCAAGTCTTGCTAATTTAGTTGAAAAGTACGGCGAGCAGCAACGCAAAGCTGGTCAAGTAACCGGAGCCCGTGACTTAACAGCTCCTGGACCTGTTACAGAAATACTTGGCTCCGGCGTTGAAGCGATGACAGATCCAGTTGGCTTAGCTGGAAAGTTAAAGCCATTGTTAACTGCTGGAAGAGCCGCTGGTGAATTTATAACTGGGGCGGTTGCTGACGTTGGTGGCCGTACCGGCACTGCGATTGAAAAAGCGGTCACCGGTGAAGAATCTGGCATCGGGCAGCTCACTGGCTCTTTGTTGGCTGGTGGAGCAAGTGCCGCAAAAAGAGAAACAGGCTCTCAGCTTTTTAAAGATGCACTTGAAAAATATCGCCAAGTTAAATTGCGTGCTTCTTCCGATGAGGCCGCTGAAGAATATGCAAAAGGCGCAGCCAAAAGACTTCTTGAATTTGCGGCCAAAGAGCAAGGAGCTGGGTCAATTCAGGAAATCATCAAGGAAGCAGCGGAAGCCGCAAAATTTTCTACGGGAAAACCCGCTCCCTTGTTAGTGGCTTTGGCTGATAACCCTGTAATTCGTCAGCAAGTTATTCGCCTTGCTAAGACAGATCCAGCATTTAGGCAGCAAGTCAATGATACTTTGGCTTCTCTTAGCGGGGATATGCGTAATAAAGTTGAGAAAATTTTTGGTGTTCGCTATGAGGCTACTGGGGAAGGCCGGTCTATATTTGACCCTGGTTATGTTGCTGGAAAAGAAAAGCCAGCAGGTCTTGATATCGGAAGCGTAGCCAAAAGGCGAGAAGTTCTTTCTCAACGCATTGAAAACATTGCGTCTGGGTTTGAACCTGAAAAGTCAAAAGACGAAATTGGTTCTCGCATTGAGAGCTTAATCGAGGACAAAAAGAAACTCGCTCGTCAAGAAGTATCGCCTGAATATGACGCCCTTTTAAGGGAAGCAAGAAATTCTGGAGTCCAAATGCCGGCTGAGGGAGTCGGCACTATTTATGAATTTGTTCGCGACAATAACTTGCGAGACATTTTTGGCAAAGGAACAGAGCTTGATCGTCGAATCATGGGCCTTCTTGGGCCAAAAGAATTTGATGAAACTATTGATTACTTGCCAATGAGTTTTGACAATGTTGAATCTCTTAAAAGAGCAATCAATGAGTTAAAAAGAAAGCGCATGAGCGAAGACTCCATGCGTAAAGTGATGCAGCTTGAAGAAATTGTTGATGAAGCCAGAAAAACCATTCCTGGAGACTTCAGCAATCGACTGAATGCAATTGATTTGAAGTACTACGAAAAGGTTGGCGTTCCTTTTGGGGCTCAAGGCGTAAAAGACATTGACTCTAAAAAGTACGCAACTCAAGTTGCCCCAGTTATTGTTAAAAACAGTGAATCATTTGATCAGTTCATTCGTGCTGTTGGAAAAGATGATGGCTATAAAATCGCTGAAGATTCCATCATTAGTGAAATTTATGATAAAGCCATTAAAAATGGAGAGTTAAATCCTGGGGCATTAGCAAAATACATCAAACAAAAAGAAAAAATTATTCGCCAGATACCTGGTCTTGAAGATAAGTTGCGCACAGCTCTTGCAGATGATTCTGCCTTAAGAGCACGCATTAGTCAGCTTGACGACGCGGCAGCGGTCGCTCAAAAGCGCATTGCTGATAATGCTCTGACTAAATTTGAGGCTCCAAATTACAATGCTTTAGCTCGTTCTTTTATGAGCGACCCAAAGTCTCGTGAAAAACTTTTACGCGATATTGGAGATTTAGACGCTGATTCAGCTCGCGCTGTAAGAAGAACTTTGCGCGCAGAAATTATCAATTTAGCGGATAACAATCCATCTGGTTTTATGGACTACTTGATGGACCCCGCTAACAAAGATGCTTTAGATAAAGCATTTGGATCTGCTTTTCAGCCCTCTTTGCGTAAAGTTGGTTTACTAGCAGATAAGCTCGCAAAAGCTGACGTAAGTAAAGTTGGCGTTTCCGTAACCAAGGAAGACCTTGATCCGCTGGCTCAATTAGCCCCTGGCTTGGATATTCCATACATCAACTCAACCTTCCGAGATCGAATTACGAGCTTGCCACAAAAGGTAGTTCGTTTAATGTCTCGCGTTAATGACGCTAAACTTTTGAAAAAAACCGATGAAACAATTAAAGAATTGTTGCTTGACCCAAATGGTGCTCAAAAGTTAGCTAATGTTGCATCTAGCATTGACTTCTCAGTAGATATTGCCGGAAATTTGAAAAAACTATCTGGCACATTAGCTGACGTAATGCCACGCGCTTTTTACACCTCTGGGAAAACCTCCATTGCCGGACAAGAGCGTGAGCAACGAGCCAAAGAGCGACAACAACAACTTTCTGAAGATATTATTACCGGAGAGTTTGCTGAAAACCCTGAAATCACTTCAAATGAAAATCAGTATGACATTGATTCCATTATTTCTAACCGTGGAGCAGAAAATTTAGCGCCATTGATTAGATCAATTTACGAGCAGGAATCATCGTCTGGCAGAGCGGATACCAGCACAGAGAACTATGCTGGCGCAAAAGGTCCGATGCAAGTTACTCGTGACACCTTTGAGGGAATGAGAGCCGCTGGAATGATTCCAGAGGACTACAGCTTCGACAATCAATCTCACTTAGCTGAAGCGGGCGTTGCCTTGATTCAGGATTTAGCTCGCCGCTATGGCAACGACCCTGAGAAAATTGCCGCAGCCTACTATGGTGGTCCAGCAGCCGTCACGGATAGCGGCATTCGACGCATGAGGCGAGACCCCAAAAACCCTAAAGCACCTACGGTGGGCGAATACGCTGACCAAGTTTTATCAAGACTAATTCCCGACGCTCAGGCTGCGGGAATGGCCCGTGGCGGCGTAGTGCGCTACAGCCCACGCGAAGAAGCGCTGCTTCGGAAGTATGCTAGGGGAGGGCCTGTCTCAAACCCTACGGTGCCCTCTGAAGAACCAGAGGGTGAAGAGAAAAGCCGCGTAGCGAGGTTCTTGGAGGCAGCGGCACAAGAGCTGCCTTCCGCTATGCTGGAAAATGTGAGGGGATATTCGGATTTGGCCTCCAAGTATCTCACTTGGAAGTTTGGCGGCATGCCAGTTGAAGACCAGATGAACTTTGCTCGATCGTTGCCTAGTGCACTGCGCGAGGCAGCGGTTAATGCTATTCAGTCTGCCAAGGAACTTCCAGAGAAGATCCGAACGGCAACGCCAGAATCGGCAGGGGCATTTACGGGAGAGCTTTTGGCTGGTGAGTTAACTGACCCCATGCGTGTGGGGCGTGCTGCAAGAGCAGTGACGAAGCCAGAAACCGCCAACGTAAGTTCAATTAAAGTAAAAATTCCGATAGAAGAAATCGAGCACGGCGAAAGCGTGACTCCAGGCGGCAAAATGACATGGCCTGGGGCAGGGGATTTAATAAAAGAATATGCTTCTCGAAAAACTCCCCTACCACCGATTGAGGTTGTTTCAAACGAGGTTGGGATGGGAACGCCTTGGATGGTTGTGGACGGGAGTCACCGTTTAGAGGCAGCAAGATTACGAGGGCAAAAAACGATTGATGCGTTAATTAGCCCTTATGATGAAGAAGGATTGGCGTTGGCGAAAAAATTAAAGGAAAAGCAAAAGTAACCATGCCAAGCTCTACCCCAAAACAAGCGAGAACGATGGCGGCAGCGGTACCCGCAACTTTGTGGTGTTTTTCGGTGAGGAAAAGAAAGTCAAAATTTTAAAGCGTGATTAGTTATGCCCAAGAAACAAAAGTACACTTTTGTTCAGATTGAAGATGGTAAGTGGTACCGCATGGCCGGTTACACACACACGGAGTGCTGTGACTGTGGCCTTGTGCACAAGGAAGAGTACCGAA